CTCGTCCATAGATCCACCTTCAGCAGCTAGTCTTCTGTTAGGAGTGTATTGACCACTTAAATAATACTCTACTGGATTAGGTAAATCTGCTCCTGCGTAAAATTCTTCATTATCATCTTCTTCTTTTGGTGTCATTAAACCCGTTAATGCTGATGAAGCTAATATACCACCTAAAGCTGTTGGCATCATACTTCCGTATCCTTGTGTTAAACCTATTTTTGAAAGAAAACCTGGCATTTTTGCAGTGCTTATATTTGCAAAACCTTTCATAGTATTATTTGCTCCAAATAATTTTGAAAAAATACTACCTTGTCCACCACCTTTTAAAAGACCAGGTCCAAATCTAAATAAAGCTGCACCTAATGCAGCTTTACCTATTGGTGATTTAATAACTTTCTTAACACCACGTGTAATTTTTTTAACAAATTTACCTAGACCATACATCTGTCTTGATGTTTCAAGGTCCATGATTCCACCTTCGTAAGGCATACCACCTTCTGCAAGTGCTGCTCTACCACCATCAGCCATTAATCTGTAATTAACAATTTGATCTTCTTCTACTTCTGGTGTTCCAGTAGCTGCTGCTACAGCTTGTTCAAGTTCTAGTAATCTTCTTTCATAGTCAGACATACCACCACCGTCACCATCTCTTACAGGATCATATCCATAAAGAGTTTGTCCATATTGATCTTTAAGAGTTTCCCCAGTAATAGGATCTTTTTTAACAAACTTATCACCTAACCCACCTACGTTACCTGATTCTTTTAATGCAGGTTTACCTCGGTCATAAGCATACTTTTGAAACTTAGGATCATTAGCTAAAAAACTATACTCATCATAAGGTAATTTATTAAGATCTTTTAAGTTTGTTTGACCTGATTCTATTTCATATCCCTGAGTAAGTGTTTCAAATCTATCTTTTAACGATTGTGGTAAATCTTTATATTCTTCCTCACTAAGTTGATCTATATATTGATAGGATAGTTCTGGGTTGCTTGGAAGAAAATTGTATATCATTCCTAATCTATTATCTAATTGCTTTTTTAAAAACTTTACACTTTTTTTTGCAGCGGTTTTAAAATCAGGAATGTTAAGTGGTTTTTTATTATTAGAATTGTCTGGTGTAATTATTGTTTTGGGTTTATCGTCTGGTCTTGTTCGAAAAAAAGGATCTGCAGTATCAGGATCAGGACCATCTCTACCGCCACCTATTGATTCAGCACTTCCTGGAGCCTTACTTCCACCTTGATATAGACCGGAACCTTGTCCTTTATTTGATGGACTTGGATCTCTATAACTTCCGCCAACGTACGCTTTACGTCCATCAATACCCATTACACCACCGAAAGCTTTTTCTTCTCTTTCCTTCTGTAGTATCTGTTTATATTGCTGTGCGTTTGTTATGGCCATTTTACTATTCTATTTTGTTTTTCCAAATAAATCAAGGCTAGGCATCACGACATTTACATCTTGGGCCATATCCTCGTTCTTATAACCTTTAGCTTCCCAGTCTTTTCTTTCCTTAAAAAGCTCTCCAGTTTCCTTGTGTCTGTACGTTGTTTCTACTTTTGCTGGTTTTAATACTTCCATTACGTTGTTATCTCCTTCTTAATGTTTAGGTAGCTAATAGCTACGTCAAATGAATCTGTTGTGCTTGATTGCACGGTTAGGGTATTACCACCCTCAACCACTAAAGGTTGAGTCAATAATTCTGTTGTAACATTAGCGGTTAAAGCTGCTGATTTTATGGCCGTAATACTGTTGTTTGTGACTGTAACTGATGGTGTGCCAGCTGATGTAACTAATATAGATTTAATTACATATGTTTCACTTACTAAAGGGTTACCTGTACCAAAAGGATTTATTGCACTTCCTGTTGTGCTGTTATCTGTACCTACAAATTTATATTGATTAGCCATTAATTTAAAAAAAAGTTAAACGCTTCAATTTCGTCTTTTAATTCTTCTTGAAACGTTGAGTTTAATTTTTCTACAATTGCATCTAAATCTCTAACTTGAGATTCTGCAACTTGTAAATTATATTCTAATTCAGGTCTAGTTATTACTTGTACAATCTTTGCCATTATCTTCTTCCATCTGGTTGTGTATCTAATCTAAAAGTTCCTAATCTCCAGCTTTGAGATGTTCCTGTATTTTCTACTTTTAAAGAAATTGCTCTGGCTCTAGCTCTAGTATCTACTTTAGTTGTAGAGGATGTTATATCAAAAGGACCAAGTGGTGAACTAGCTTGTGTGCTATTAGGATAGTTTTTTAATTGTAGTGTAACTCTTGTTGTTCCTGTTTGAGATATAAAATCAGGTACAAATCTTCTTATCTTCATTAGATACTCACCATCTCCTTTGAATGTTGCAACACCTGTTTGCTGACCGGTTGATGAACTACGAGCTTGTGTAATATCAAAATCTCCTGACTCTATATTAGAAGTTATCGCAGTAATTGTACCATTTCTATTTTGATCTGTCCCTGTTTCGTGTTCATAGTAACTTGTTCTGCCTTCCGTATTACCTATAACATCAAAAGATGTATCAGTGCTTGCATCGTATTCAGTTGCGTGAGGTAGACCAAATATAGCAGAATCTTTCCACATTGTTCTAGCTAAAGAACCAACTGTCCAAACAGGTCTTTGTGGTGATGAGTCAAAATAATTATAAGTAACTTGTCTATTAACAACAGACGATCCTGTTGTCGGATAAAACCAAATAACTTCACCATAAAGATTATTTAATCCTGCTGATACCATTTGGTTACCAGAAGATAAATTTATACTATCATAAACAAAGTCTTCAACTAAGCATGGTAGTGATTCTAGTCTACCAGCAAATCTAAAGAAACCATTTTCTGACATCCAATAAGCAGCACCGTCAACTTCAACACATGCATTCTGTCCAACAAGTCCACAGTTAGTTCCAACTTGCGCAAACGCAAAGGTAAATGGTTGACCAACAAAACGTTGAGTAAATAAAGCAGTGTCTGTCCAAACATAAATTGCATCTCTACCTCTAATCGCTCCCATGATCTGTGATCCGTCGGCCAGTCTCTGTGTACCAGCTGTATTGGTTGCTGTTGGTGTATACGTATTTATATCTTCTTGGTCCGAGAATCTTATAAACATATCATCTTGTGTTGAGGGTGATCCAATAGTTGTTTCTGTTCCAAAGAATACTAAGTGTCTATCAGGTGTAGATACTAACATATGTCTTGATGCTGTTGGTGCACCAGATATAATTGTTGCTCTTGTTGATGTAGCATTTGATAAACTTGAATCCCATTCAAACACAGCACCATCATGAATTAAACAAATTGCTTTGTCACCAAAATTATCTAATGACCACATACCCGGTTCAAGAACTAAATCCCCTGATGCTGCTTCTCCCCATGCAACATATTCTGTAGAGTTAGTCACTGTTGCTCCGTCACTATGAGCTGCTCTAGTTGTTCCTCTAACTGCTCTTGTAATACCTGTTAAATCGTTTCCAGACACACCTGTGTAAGATATTTCTTCTGTTCCTACCAAAATAAAGTTTGTTCCTGAATCAGGAAAGTTAGCAGTGCTTGTTAATGTAATAGAAGTTCCTGATCCACCAGTCCCAAATGCATTGTCTCCAAGTGCACCATTTAAAGTAGTTGTGACTGCTGAACCATCTTCTCCACCCCAAGAACCTAGACCATAACCAAAACCTTGAGCTTGAACAGCTGGTCCTACTGTGTAATATTTTTTAATTGTTATTCCTCCTGAAGTAGTTGCTCCAGCACCAGTTTCATTTGAAGCCATTGTAATAGTTATTGTTGTATTAGTAGGTGCAGAAGTCACCATAAATTTTTTATCGTTAAAATCAGAAGCACTGTAATTTGATCCGGTGATTGTTGAAAAACCACTCATTAAGAGTATATCACCAGGAGTTAAACCGTGTGCACTGGGATAAGTTATAGTTACTGTTGGTGATCCATTAGTTGTACTGAATGCGTTTGTAAGAGATGTGGTTGATTCAATTGGGTGTATATCATAAAACACTCCTCCAGAAAAAGCATATAAAATCCTGTTTGTTCCTATAATTGCGTATTTTCTAGATAAGCTATTTATGAAATGATGAAGTCCTCTACCGGCTCCTGTTAATTCATTTTGATTTACATTACCTAATTGATTCCAGCCACCTATTTTTTCAGGCACACCATAACGAAATCTAGCATTGTCGCAGTCTGTCCACTGACCTTCTGCACCTGTTTCGGAAAGTTGTTTATTAATACCTGGTTGAAATCCTATTTTTTGTAACATAAGAATCCTATTATAACTAATTATTTTTGTGTTGAAAGGTTCTTTTTTATGCTATATATACGATGTAAAGAAAGATTACAATGAAAACAACTATATATTGGTCTCCTGCTGACATAGACTTACATCACGATTGGAGTATTTTATATAGAGATCCAAGTATTTTAAATAATGATTTAAAGAAAAGAATGTCTAAAAATATAGAAAAAACTTCTAATATTTTTTATTGCCCAGCAGTTAAAGATTTATCCTCTAGAATAGCCGTATTAAAATCTCCTATGAGTTGTCATTATAAAATAACAGGAAACGAATTTACCCCTGTATCTAAAAATTTTTTAAATATTACTTTTCCCCACAAACCAAATTTTGAAAACAATATAATGTTTCAATTATCTACTTCATACATATTCTTTTGTGAGGAAGATGTAAAAATGACTTTAACTTCTCCTTACTTTTCCAATAGCCCACATTTAAAATATGGGTCAATAATACCTGGTTCTTTTAATATATCTAGTTGGTTTAGAAATATTAACATGGAGTTTAATTTATGGAAAGACATCGAAGAGTTTAAACTTAAAAAAAATGAAGATATGGCTTATGTTCATTTTGATAGTGAACATGAGATAGAATTAAAAAGATTTGATTTTACTGAAAGATTATTAAGGATTACGAGAACCTGTTCTACGGCAGGAACCTGGGAAAAGTTTATACCCCTAATAGACAGGTATAAAAGATTTAAAGAAGCTAGGTTTAAAAAAATTATCTTAAAAGAAATAAAAGAAAATCTTATAGACTAATGAAACTTCTATCTGCTAGGTTATGTGAGCACGACTCAAATATATCTTTCTTTGATGGAAAAGAAATACATTATTTAAAATCAGAAAGAATTTTTGACGACAAACACCATGCATATAATAATCTTATAGAATGGAAACAAACCTTATCTAACGTTTGGGGTATAGGTTTAAACGATGTAAAAGAAATATCCGTGGTCCTTGATCCATGGATATATAACTTTCCCCTAGACAAGAAAATGTTTTTTCCAAGTGCTAAATTTTATTGTCATGAATTGGGTAATGTAACAAGAGTAAATCATCATTGGGCTCATGCGTTGAGTAATAATTTAATATATGGTGATATGAAAAATCACATAGTCATAGATGGCTTTGGAGATAAAGATGTAGCCACTACTGTATTTAAAAATAATAAATTGGTTCAAACTACTTCATTTAATAAACATGGTTCTATTGGAACTTATTATGGTGATGTTGCTATAGATTTAGGAATAAAAGTTAGTCATGAATGTGATTACGCAGGAAAGTTAATGGGTTTACAATCATATGGTAGTTTAGATAAAGGTTTTTATAACCTAATAAAAAAATTAGATATTACCAAAGTAAAACAAATATATAATTTTGATTTGTATACTAAGTATAAAAAAGATCCTTTGATTGCTTTGCATAACAAACTTAATTGGGCACATACTATACACAAAAGATTAGGAGAAGTAATATTAGAATACTTTAGAAAACATTTTAAAAAACAAGACACAATAGGATATTCCGGTGGAGTAGCCCACAATATAATATGGAATACAATATTAAAAGAAGAATACCCTAACTTAAATATACCACCTCACTGTGATGATGAAGGTTTAAGTTTAGGTGGCATTAAGTTTTTATTAGATAAGTACAAAATAAAAAAATATAAATTAAATAATTTTCCGTTCTGTCAAACTGATGAATCTACAGAAGAACCAACTATAGACACTATAAAAAAAACTGCGCAGTATTTAGCTAAAGGAAAAATTGTTGCGTGGTATCAAGGCCATGGAGAAATAGGTGCAAGAGCCTTGGGTCATCGTTCTATACTTATGAACCCTTACGTAAAAGATGCTAAAGAAAAATTAAACAAGATTAAAAACAGGGAAGTGTACAGGCCTTTTGGTGCTTCTGTATTAGAAGAAGATTATAGTAAATATACAAAAGCAAAATATCTAAACCCTTATATGCTTTATGTTAATTATTTAATAAAAGATTTAGATAGTGTTCAACACGTAGATAAAACTTGCAGACTTCAATCTGTGTCAAAAGACAATAAATATTTTTATGCTTTATTACAAGAATACAAAAAGATAACTGGAGAATCTCTTATTATTAACACAAGTCTAAACATATCAGGTAAACCTATAATGAATAATATCAAATCTTTATTTAAATTTAAAAATGACAATAATATAAAAGCTGTTTATGGAAATACAATTATTAGGTAAATTTTACTTATATAAGAAATTAATACCTGTGCCTAAAGAATACTTTACAAAAGATATAGATTATGAAATAAATTCAGGAAATCTTTGTGAAGAGGTTCCTAAATACCAGACACACAATAACTTATATGATAAAATGAAAGAAAAATCTCACTGGAAAATTTTATACAAAACAATAGAAGATAAAATTTTTAATATAAACTCAAAATTAAAATTAGATAGTTCTTGGGCAAACATAGCAAAGAAAAATTCTTCTTTTGATAACCATGTCCACAACACTGAGCTAACAGCTGTATACTATTTACAAAATAAAATTTCAGAGTTTGGAACTCTTATAAATAATTCGGTAATTATACCAGGAGAAGAAAACTCTTTGTTAATTTTTAATGCTAAAACAATGCATTCAATAGTAAATATAGACCCCGATCTTTATGAAAAAACAGGACCGAGGTACTCAATAGTGTTTGATTTTAAATATTAATGAAAGCTTATTTTTACTATTGGGGACCATTACTTTTTAAAATTAAAGTAGAAAAAAAAGAATTAACTCAAATAAAAAAATTGTATACTAGGTCTAAAGATAAGTTAGTTAGGTTTAAATTAGCAGGAAATATAAAACATGAATATAAAGTAGATCATGTTCAGATTCAAAAAATTCTAGAACCATATTTAGAAGTTTTTAAAAATACTTACTATCAATGGTATAACGCACCACTTCCAAATATTGATGCAACAGAAGCATGGGTAAATTATATGAAACCTGGAGATTTTAACCCATTACACGTTCATCCTGGATCTAATTTTTCTAGTGTTCTTTACACAGACATACCTAAAAAACTTTCAAAAGAAATAAAAGAATATGAAGGAACTGGTCCAGGACCAGGTTGTGTGGCATTTCATTATGGAGAAGATAATGAAGACATGATAACGATTAAAACGTTTGTTCCTGAGGAAGGAGATATGTTTATATTTCCAGGAAAACTTAAACATATAGTAAGTCCATTTAAATCAAATTGTGAAAGAGTGTCAATTGCAATAAACTATAAAGGAGGAAATAGATGAATAAGTTTAAATTAAGTTCTTATGCTTTTATTTTTAACTTAAAAAATCATAAAAAAATAAAAAAGAGATTATTAGATTTAATTAAAATAACAAATCAATCTGATATTAAACCTGATGATATTTCTAATGATTACATAACTAAAACAGATTGGAAATATTCTAAAGATCCGGACAGGCTTTATACGATAGAGTTTTCAAAAATTTTACAACCTTACATAACTAAAATGTTAATTGAATTGTCAATGGACAAAGCTACAATTTACAATATGTGGTTTCAAAGTTATTACAAAAAAGATAACCACAATTGGCATATACATGAAGGAGCACATTGGACAAATGTTTATTTTTTAGAGCTTCCTGATAAAAAATTTAAAACAGAACTATATGATCCTTTTAAAAAAAAGATTATAAATAATATAGAAATAAAAGAAGGAACATTACTAAGCTTTCCAGCAAACATTTTACACAGGTCACCAATAAATACTTCTAATAAGGTAAAGACTATAATATCTTTTAATACTACTTTTTCTAATACCAAACGAAATTTAAAACTACCCTAAAATTAGTATCGGTGTGTGTCTGTGTGCAGTGTTTGGTATTTGCAGGAAACGAGACAAATCTATTAGAAACACTTTTAACAAATTTTTTATTTTCAAAGTAAGTGCCACCATTGTTGTCATTAACATAAAGAATACCTGTCTTACAGTTTTCTAAACCATCTTTAAAATCTGTGTGTAAAATAGTTTTAAAAGCTTTATGATTTTTGTAATCAAAATTAGCTTTAATTCTTCGCAAAGCTTTCATCTCACATTTATGTATCACTGGAATAATACACTGATACCAATTACTGTGTATGACATTTTCTTCAAAAAAAGAATGGGTTAAAGATGGGAGCCTGTCGTCTCCAGTTACTCTGCCTTCTTCATAATACCAAGGAAATCTTATAGAAGTTATTTCCTTTTTTATCATGTCAAAATGTTCTTTTGATAAAAAGTTATCAAAAACTTCAATCATTTTTATTTATTAATATATCTATATTATTTCTATATTTAATTATTTTTTTAGAGTAATGTTCTATTATTTCAAGAAGACTATTTGATTGTAGTTTCATCGTTTCAATTACTTGTTTTAAGTCGTGGTTAAGAGCTAATTCAGATTTATTAATCATTTTTTGTTTTGTTAAACTGTCTTGTAAGTCATTATATTCTCTTTGTAATTTTTCTAACTTAAATCTTAATTTACCTATCTCTTCTTTATCTGAAATATTCATAGTTTAAACCTTTCTGAATGATCCTGTAGTTTCTTGGAATAAAAGGAAATGATTGTGTTTTAGTTCCAAGATACATATCAAAAGTTGTTGGGTCATTAATATATTCTATTGTTCTATTCCAGGATTCATTATTTTTCAAGTGTTTAGTTGTTCTAGCAACAGTGTCTTTCCAAAAAGGAGTATTAAATATTGAGCCTCCATGGTATACAAAACATATAAAATTTTCATATTGTTTAGCCATTGTATTAAATTCAATGTTGACTTCCTCTTCTGTCAATTTATTTAAAATGTAATCATAGAACATTCTATTTAAATTATCATAGACAACACTAGACAAAGCTTCCATAGGTTCATAAAAAATAGCTTTATTACCATTTTTAATTACTCTGTTATTTAAAACATTGTTTGCTCTATATGCTTTAAATTTAAATTCTCTTAGATTTAATTTTTTTGTGTTAAATATTTTTGATATATCTTCTTCAGCTTCTTTTGTTTTTGTTATCTTGTCATTAAAAAGATAACCCCATCCCTGTCTTGTTTTTAAAGGTATACCAAACATCCATCCGTTTTTAGTTGCTTGATGATATGTATAATTCCAATTACCAGGTTCTTTTATAGAGTGAACTAAACAATGATTTATAGGTAAAAAATCAGGCATAGTATAATCTGAATAGTCTTCAGGGTAGCCAGAACAATCTATAACATAATCATATTTTAATTTTTTTTTATTAACAGTTAATGTAACTTCCCTATTATTTTGTTTAACAGATGAAACATTCCCTTTTATTTCTTCAAAGTTATTTTTATGGTATTTTTTTAGTCTCTTAAAAATAACATCTTTAAGTTTAAAATTATTAAAATGAAATGCATATGAAGGAGGAGTTATTGGACTTAAAAAATTTTTCTTTCTCCAATTTTTGTACATGACACCGTGTTTAATTGTAAGATCTAACTCATGTGCATCTTCAAAACCATTGTAGTTTGCAGCTCTAAATAAAAGATCTGGTATTTGTATATTAGTGCTTTCTCCAATACCTAAAATATCTTTTTCTGGATTGTGTATACAATCTATTTTTAAATTCATGTTTGCTGAATAATGTAAAAAATGACAAACAGTCATTACTCCAACAGTTCCTGTCCCTATTACTGCTATTTTCATCTTCTGACTTTTACTTCCGCAGGTAGTCCTAAATGAGGTCTACCATCATATATATTTAACTGAGAACCTTTTGTTTCTATATTATTGTAATGGAAAAATACTTGAGCACAATTTTCTCCTTCAAACTCATCTCTGTAATGTTCTAAATCTATTCCTCTATAAACCAACATGTCTCCTGGTTTTAAAATTACTTTGTTCCCTCTTTTTTTAGAAGCTTGATACATTAATATATTTTTTTGTTTTTTTACAACTCCTTCTTTAGGATCAGGATTAATAAATATGGGCCATTCATCTCCTCCTATAAATAGTGTAGTAGATATCTCACAACTAAATCTATCTTTATGTCTGTGAAGAATATCTCCTTTTTTATATAATCTAGAATAAGAGTAATTTGGTATTAATTTTAATTTAGTAGCTTTTTCTGTAGCAGTAAGTAGTCTATTTAATAAAACTTCCATTAAAACATCACCATATATAGACCATGTATTAGGAACTTGATCATCATTTAAAACGCCATATATTTTTTCAAAAGGTGTAAAGTATTTTACATCCATTAAAGTTTTAGATACTTTTCTTTTTAATATTAAATAGTTATAACAAAGATCTGCTAGTTCTTTAGAAATAGAATTTCTAATAATACAGTATTTATCTTTTTTAAAATTTAACGCCATGGTTTTCCTAAGCTCCATATAACTAAACTGTATCTTGTTCCTTTTGTTACAGGTGTTACTCTATGCCATGTATGAGAAGGAAAGACTACTATAGAACCTTGTGGTTTTATTTGTTTAATAGTCTCAATGGGTCTTTTATTTTTTTGTCTAGGGTTAGATAAATCAAACTGTAAGTCTCCTCCTTTATAGTCTTTAGGGTCAGATAAAGAAACAGTTACAGAAAGTTTTCTTATCTTACCAAAATAATTTTTATTAGGACCGTTGTGAGGAACATGGGTTCCATCTTGGTGCCAATCATAAAACTGACCTTTATTATATATTGTAAATTGAGAGCTTTCTGAAAAATCCCATTCAAAATTCCAACCTGCATTTTTATTTGCCATTTCTATAAATGGAGTAATAGTTTTATAAATAAATAAATCATTTAAAAAAACCACATTTGATTTTCTAATTTTAGACAAAGCTTTTTTATCTTTTTTAGATAACTCGTGTTCTTTACTTACTGGAGGTATATAACCTATAGTTGCAATATTTTTATTTTTTTGATTGCCATATAAAATTAATTCTTCACAAAACTTTTTTGATAAAGCACTTTCAAAAAACCAATAATCGTATCCTAAATTCATTTTTAATATCTTTATAATCTTTCTTATAGCTTATGTATTGATTTAAATCAATACAAATTCAGAAGAAGAAGGGTTCCAATAATAATTATTAGAATTTTCAACATTATTAGCTAACCATCTTTGATTATCTTCGTCCCATCTAAAATTTCTATAAGTATCTGTTTCTGAAGGTCGTGCAACTGGAGGTTGCCATTCAAATTCTGAATCTAATGTCCAACTAGCAAAAGGTTGTTCGTGTATAAAGACATCATTTACTGGATCGTAACTCATACCAATTCCAGCAAATCTTTTTCTAAAACTATTATTGTAAGAAGTTTGAATCCATTTAATTCCATTAAAAGACAGATTTACAGTTTTTGCAAAACGATTAGCAGCCATCTCGGATTGATCTCCGCCATAATTATTTACTTCTTCATTACAAGCAACGACAACTCTTAAAACTTTATTGTTATTATCTACTTCTGCGAAATGTGCCATTATATTGTTAAAGTCCCCGATACTGTAAATGTTGCTACTTGATCTCCCCCTACAGTTCCTATTGTATTTGTTGGAGGTGCTACAGAAAATATAGCATCAGAGGGTGCTCTTAAAATAATAATTCCAGAACCACCATTTCCACCTGGTTGATAAGGAGGTCCTCCGGCTCCGCCGCCGCCTCCGGTATTTGTTCCGCCCGCTCCTCCAGCAGGTCTTGTTCCATTTCCTCCACTATTTCTAGCAGATCCTCCACCTGTTCCTAAAGTTCCACCTGAAGATCCAGCTCCTCCGCCGCCTCCAGATCCGCCATTTCCTTGTGTATATGGTCCTGGAGGTCCTCCTCCATTTCCACCGCCACCACCTGAATAAGTGTAGCCATTACCATCAATATTATTTGAACTTCCGCTTCCACCTGGTCCGCCTCTACCTGAAGAAATATATGGATTACCTGCACCGCCAGCTCCACCGCCACCAGCTCCGTTCCATGGTCTGTGATTAGCATTACCGCCTGGGTTTCCTTGTGAAGGTGATACAGGAGGAAAATTACCTGACCCACCTGTTACTGTTCCATCTGAACTTCCGTGCCCTGCTCCTCCCCCAGATCCTCCAGGGTGTCCTGATGGGTTTGGTGCACCTGTAGGTGCTCCTGAAGGCATTCCTGCTCCACCGCCACCAGAAGAAAATTCTGAAGGAAATCCATCTAAAAAATTACTATCTCCACCTCTAGTAGAAGCTCCACCAGCTCCAACTGTTACTGTGTAAGTACCAGAGTCAACTGTAATTCCAGTTCCTCCTGGGAAAGAAGTTCTAAATCCGCCACCTCCGCCGCCTCCAGAATCGTGACCTGCACCTTTTCCACCACCAGCTACAACTAAGTAAGCAAAAGTAACGGGAGGGTTGGGTGCTTTTCCACCACCTAGTATTCTGTAACCAAACATACTCTATTCTCCTTATGCGTCGTTTGCCGCGTCAGTAGTGAAGAATAATTTAATTCCTAGAACTCTACATTCACCAGTAAAAGTATCACTACCATCTGCTGCGTCTCTAAATAATTGAAAATACGTTAACTCACCTGCTGCTGGAGATCCAGCAACTGTCATAGCACTACTTTCAGATGTAATTTGTTGGTCTTCGACTGTTCCTATACCAGCATCTGTAACATTTATTGCAGTACCAAAAGCAACATCAATAGTGTCATTATCTGCACACGCAACACCTTGTAAACCAAAAATAGCATTTCCTGTATTTGTAGTAGAAGGAGCCCAGTATACTTGATAAGTTACTGTTCCTTCATTCCATGATTTTGGCATCGCTATTGTAAATTGTGTGTATTGTTTTGTACTAGCATCAAAATCAAATACTTTCATATCTGGTCTTGTAGCTGTTGTTTCTACTTGTTCTGAATCAGCTCCGTTAGTTGTAGATGCATACATAGCTGAAGATGGAATCCATATAGTTTCTTTACCTGCAATCTTAACTGCAGCTGTACCAGATTTAAGAACACCTGTTCCTTTAGGGTTTAAATTTATATCAACATTAGTTTCACCTGTTGCTGATAGAATTGGACCATTGCCTGTTGCAGCATTTGCTAAAGTAAATTCATTAACTGCTGAACCTGTTGCAGTAAGGTTAATTAATTCGTTTCCATTTGTATCTGAAATTTTTGTCCCTATTGCAGGGCTAGTTAAAGTTTTGTTTGTTAAAGTATCTGTTGTAGCTTTTCCAACTAATGTGTCAGTTGCTGCAGGTAATGTTACTGTGACATCGGCTGTTGCAGCAGGACCAATCAATGTTACTTTGTTTGTACCATTGTCTGTACCTTCTAAAAATTCTACTTTACCAGCAGTTGATGATGTAGGACTTAAAATAGGGTCTGTTAAAGTTTTATTTGTTAAAGTTTGAGTTCCTGTAAGTGTTACGTCACCATCACCAAAAGCCATAGTATATATAAATTGTACTGTGTAAGCACCTGATGTTGAATTTCTTAAAAAATAAAATGTTTGTGCGTCTAAAGGAATAGTTACTATTTGATTGCCACTAATAGAACCTGTAAATTCAATCATTCTATGAGACATTACTGCACCAGTTGATCCATCAGAAACTGAAAGAGCTGTAGTTTGTGCACCACCTGTTATTGACTGAGCGGAGTAACCACCAGAAATTTGTTCAATGATACTTAAATTAGTATTTGTTTTTGTTCCCCAAGTTCCAGCATTTTCACCGGTTGCTTGAAGCTCTATACCTAGAGGTGTGTATGTTGATGCCATAAATTTTATCTCCTATGCGACGTCACTATAACTCGTATTTGATCCTGTTGCAATACTTGTATATGATGTATTTGAACCTGTGTCAATAGTTTGATACGCTTGAACAAATAAGTTTCCAACACTTGCTGTTGCAGCAATTCCTGTTAATCCTAATGCATCAGCGGGTACTATTGATCCAACAGAAGTTGTTGAAGAAACCCCTGTTACCCCCATAACATCTGCAGGTGTTATTGAACCTACTGAAGAAGTTGAAGAAAGTCCTGTTGGTACAACAGTAGGGTTAGATGTTACACTTGGTTCTCCAATATCAATTGTTGCAGAAAGTCCTGTCATTCCAAATGTTAAATCAGGAGGCGTTATTGAACCTACTGCAGAAGTTGCAGAAACTCCTGTTAGTCCTATTGCATCAGCAATAGTTGTTGAACCTACTGAAGAAGTTAAAGATTCACCTGTTGGTATTACAGTTACGTTTCCAATTATTGTAGGTGATCCAGTACTAGCTGTTGAAGATTGTCCTGTTAATCCAAGTATATCTCCAACTACTGGTGTTCCAACATTAGCCTCTGCTTGAGTTCCTGTAGTAACAACTACAACTTTATTAAATGAATCTCCGTAAGGTTCTTCACCCCAACCATTTCTACCCCAACCTACTGCGGTTCCAACACTAGTTAATTCACCTAATGCAGAAGTTGCAACTTGTCCAGATACGCCGATTGCATCTGCTGGAGAAATACTACCAACACTTGTTGTTGCAGAGATTCCTGTTAATTCAACTATTGTTATTGGTGAACCTGTTGCAGTCCCTTGTGAAACAGTAGCTGACAAACCTGTTGGTTCAACAGAGTATTCAACACCCCAACCAGAATTACTCCATTGTTGTCTTCCCCAACCTTCTACATTAAAAGATTGTGGTGTGCCTAATGCTGTTGTTGCTGCGGGTGCAGTAAGTGGTATTGTTATTTCATCGTCTTGCCATGCGTTTGATCCCCAAGCAGAACTACCCCAAGTGCTATTATTAAATATGTTAGCAGTTCCACCCATTCCCGAGTGGTTTGTACAATAGTAATAAAGAGTATTTGGAGCACTTGTTGCAACCACTATTTGTGTATATGCTCCAGAGTATCCTGGAGTTCCAGAAGTTGTTACACCCGTAGTATACTCATCTCCTCCACCATGTGTTCCATCATCTGTTGTTGAAAATCTTAGTGGGTGAGTGTTGTTAGAGTTATCTGATTGATCAAATTTATATGTCTGACCTCTAGAAAGTTTAAGTGTATCTTGTTGAACACCATCAATAACATATTTATTACCTGAACCGGTGCTAACTACCGTTACTGTGTAAGTTGTAACGGACATCCGTCGTTACCCCTTAGGCTATACGAATAATCGCGTTACTTGCGTCCGCTGCTGGGAATTGAATTGTAAAAGTTCCGCTTGTCACAGTTTTATCTGAACCAAAAGCTATAACTGCTACAGCTTTGTCAGATTGAGTATCATTATAAATTAATGCACCATTAGCTGTAAAAGATGCTGAAGTATAACTAACGTCTGCAAAATCACAGATTGCTGTTGTTCCAGAAGTTGTTGGCGTAACGCTTGTTAATGTTGCACCACCTGCAGTGTATGCAGATCCTGATGTGTTTGAAATTTCGTTTGATGTTGAATAAGCTGTAGTCGCAGCACCTAAAGATGCAGAACTTGTGTATAAAGCTATCTTAAAAGTATTACCACTTGACGCTGTGAAATTGTGTGTACCTACTAAAATTTCTTGTTTGAAACTTGTACAAATTGCCGATGATATTGCCATAATTTTTTATCTCCTATGGGTTTGCTGATTTAACTGGTATTCGAATAGCGCCATCTGTGTAGTCATCTCTTCGTCTTCTACCAACTTGTTCGTTAGCAAACTTTTGTACCTCTTGTTTATACTTATTTTCATATAGTGTCAACATATCAATTGGACCTTTCAAGAACCCATATGTTTCTGATAGACAGCAATATAATAGACCATTTGGAAAGTTTAAACTTATATAGTTTGTAGCATTCCCAGACTCTAAAGTAGCGGGCATCTTATTATAATGCACTCTAAATTTGTATGTTGTATCAGGGACCGGGGCAAGAAACATTCTTCCAGATGTAGAGTCTGTGTCACCTGTTGCTCCTCCATACATAGAATAGTATTTAGGTTTACCTCTTTTTGCAGATTCTGTTGAAGATACATATTCTTGTAAATAAGTTACATCTTTTTTTTCTAAATAAGTATTGGCACCTGCTATGGATGATGTTGAATCATAGACTTGAATACCTCTTATAAATAAAGCACCTGCTGGAGCATTAATAGATTCTTGACCTGTTACTAAATTACCTTCTTGTTGAAGTCTATCTGCATCAATAGGTATATCTCTCATAATTCTATATTGAGAATTTAAAATTATATTTTCTAAAATATCTGTAG